CAATGATACCACTAACAACAATAACTCTTATACTGGTGACACGCGTACAGTAAATTCTGCTAACGCACCAGCACTCAGCAACATGTCACAAGACATTTGCACTATTGGTATTGGCGTCGGTGCTTCTAGTTTTTCTTTATCAGCAAGTATTGGTACACATAAAAGAGATATAAATTGTGAGCGTTTAAAATTAGCTAAGGCTCTTCATGACATGAATATGCGGGTAGCGTCGATTGCCCTACTTTGTCAGTCACCGATGGTGTTCGAGGCGATGGCACATGCCGGGACCAGTTGTCCTGCATATGGCCTGATAGGTTCTCAAGCTGAAGAGTATTGGAAAAAATATCCAGAACTTAGACCAGACTTTGAAGAGTACACAAAAAATCTTAAATACACTACAGGTGTAGATGATAAAAAACGAGCAGACTTAGAGGCAGAAGAAAATGATAAAAACACTGTTAATTTTAATTGTCCTGACGGCGAACAGTATTGCACTCAGTAACGCAGACACAGTAATAGAGATAGACACACCCAACCCGGGCGACACTTCTACCACTATTACATATACAACTGGAACTGTTACAACTACGAATAATTTAGTTTCACAAACTTGGAACGACGGTAGTTGGTTAGGCACACAATTTCCAGATAGTTCAGACCTATCTGAAAATATATTTGTCACTGGTAAACATGAAAAGTATTTACAAACTACAGTAAGTAGTACTGGTATTATGACTGAAGCAGAAATCAAACAAGGTTTTACTTCTACCTTTGGTGTACAAGCTCGTTGGTGGAACAACCAAGCTTCAACTTTTACCATGTATCAAACAGCATTAGACAACCTAGGCAACCACACCAAACAAAGCACGATTTTTGAAGACACTACCAACCACAATTATCAATTTAATCCTTATGCCAATACATTAATTGTAGCACCTAATAAAGATCTAACTCAAGGTAGTATCACAGCAGGTTTTAATTTTAATATACAAGGGTCAGCTACTTATAACGGAGGCCATGCCGGCGTAGATTTGCGTTCGCCCACATTAACCATAGATTATCAAACTTTATCACAAACTAGCGTTACCACTATAGAATACTGTTATGAAAAAAACCCACCAACCTGTCCGGGTCAAGAAGAAATAGATGCGGTGGAAGAAATGATACAAAACATACCAGAAGATTTTATCCCTGATGAGTTTTTTATAATTAATGAGGTAGATTATTATATCCCTGAAACAACCACAGCTTATATGCCAGAATATATAGAGTTAGATGAAATAGATTATTACGAAACACCACCACCTATTTATGACCTGCCTGATGTGGATATTACTATGAGCATGGAAGATATGAATATAGAAACTTTTGACGTTGAGGTTTTTTCTATGGATGCTACTGACATGATACCAGAATTTGAAGATGTAGAAATATTTGACCAAGACTTAAGTATGGACATGCCCGATATACCAACAGAAGAATATTCTGATATAGGTATGCCAGAAGACATAGAAATGTTTGACACAAAGCCAGTTGACACAAGTGATTTTGTAGAAATGTTTACTGATGAGCCAGAAATTATGGAAGAGCCACCTATTGAAGAAATAGCAGAACCTGTTATGATGGCAGCAACAGAGCCAGAGCCTATACCTGAGACAGAACCAGAACTAATACCAGAAAACAAACCCATGCAAGAAACTATTATGGAGGAGGAACCTGTTAATGAGCCAGAACCAGAAACCAAACCAGAAGTTGAAGAGCAATCCAGCAGCGAAGAGCTTATTGCAGACGAACCAACACCAGAGCCAGACAATACCCAACAAGAAGAAGCTGTCGAGGAACCAGTTGAAGCAGAACCTAAGCCAGAACCTGAGCCAACAGTGGAAGAAGATATAGAAACAGAAGTTGTAGAAGAAAAACCTAAAGTTAAAATAGACGTAGCTAAAATAGAACAGGCTATCAAAGAACAAGTTACTAATAAAATACAACAAATAGCAGCAACACTAGATGTAGTTAGTGAAGTATTAAGCAGAGAAATCACCGCACAACAACCAGATTTGTCAAGTTATACTGCTTTGAATGCAGCTATGATAGACAACCGACAATTACCAAGCGGCAACCCTGCTTTCTTTGATCAAATCAGTCTTGAAAGTTATAACAAAACTATTTATAATGATCCAACTAAGATACTTGCAATGATAGGTGTTGATCCAGTTGTTATACACACACAAAAAGTGAATGAAGCTAGAAACAAAACTAACGAAGCATATTATATATTAAAAGCATTAATGGAGAATAAATAATGATTGAGAAATTTCAAAAACTAGCCTTACTTATTACGCTTACGTGCACTATAGGTGGTGGTTTTTATACATGGGGTACATTTAACCAAAGACTAGACGCTATAGAAACTAAGAAATTTGTAGTGAATCAGACTGTTGATTTATCAGGTGTTCAAGAACAGATAGCAGCTCTAGCTAAACAATTAGCAATCATGGAAGCTAAGATTAACTTTACTGATGCTAAAGTAGAAGAGTTAAAAGCAGACGCAGCCAACCCTTTTAATTAATACTTGCTAACTAAAGCTAAATTTAGTATATATTAGCAATGGGCGTTCCCAAACAATTATCAGAACAACAAAAGAAATTTGCAGAGTTATTAGTTTATAATGAAGGGCGGAAAACACCTACTGAATGTGCGCAAGAGGCTGGCTATGCTGAGGGTTCTTGTCACGTCACCGCTTCTAGACTTCGTAACCCGAATCAATTCCCCTTGGTTGTTAAGTATATTGGCGAACTCAGGACAGAAATCCAAAAAAAACACGAAGTTAGTTTCGAAAGACATATTACAGAACTTGGTCGTATACGCCAAGAGGCTTTGGCTAAAGGTGCCTTCTCGGCTGCAACCAATGCGGAAATTGCAAGAGGAAAAGCAGCAGGACTCTATATCGAACAAAAAATAATACGTACCGGCAAACTAGAAGATATGTCCATTGAAGACTTAGAAGCTAAGATGAGAAAAATATACCAAGAGAATGAAGTATTAATTAAAGGTGATTATACTGTACTTGATGATACACCCAAAGAAACACAAAAAATATAAAGTCCAAGGAAAGAGGCACAACTAATGACAATACCAGGAACCACAGCAAGAGAACTTAATATAAAACATTTAAACTATGACGTTAAAAAGTTTATGCAGGTGTTACAAAAGTTTTGTGAAACAGAAGCTGGTCGAGATGCAGGCATACAATTAATATCATTTCAAGGACATGATCTACCCGTTAGAGAATTTAATATTAGAGAAATTAAAATGGTAGAGAACAAAATACTAGGTGCTAAAGACCGTTATCGTTGCATAATTATCGTTGACTAGTTTAGCATGAAAAATGAATCTAAACTTTGGCAAAAAGTTAAGAAACATACACCTAATATAACATGGACAAGAGTAGAGTCTTGGGCCACTTTTGGATTCCCTGACCTTGTTGGCTATCATGAAAAACGAGGTTTTTTTACAGTAGAATTAAAGCTAACAAAAGCTAAAAAACTAACCTTCTCACCACACCAAATTGGCTTCCACATACTACATCCCACGAACACTTACATCTTAGCAGCGACCCACGATCAACGCACCCCGATACTTTATGAAGGATCCGCGATCCGTGAACTTGCAGCTTGTGGCTTGCAGCTTGAGGCTGGTCGCTTGCCGCTTGCAGCTTGGTCAGGGTTAGAGGACGTGTTGCTTGCAGCTTGCCGCTTGTAGCTTGCGGCTTGCAGCTTGAACACTGCACCTTAGAATCATTCTAAACTGGCCCGGCGCTACGTTGACACTTAATCGCGCTGCGGGCCCTTCGCCTATCTTGACGGAACCCAGGTTCACGGGCCGCGTGCCACGGCCTCCGCTGGGGGTTGTTGCTGCGGAAGAAAGGATAAGACCCCGCATCAATTCAATATTTCTGACGGTATTACAAAGCCGCTCGTATCGTGGCGGGCTTTGCCTTTGGCGGTTAGTCCAATGATCACACCAGGCCCTGCATCCGTGAACCGTGCGTCGTGTTCGTCCCCATCAATAACAGGGTAACCGCGCCACGTTGCGGGCAGCTCGCCACCAAATACCACCGCCGCGCTCGTATGTTTTAGCACATCGTCCAGTTTATGGTCGTTATCTTCAGCC